GTAAGCATCAATGAATGTGACTGCGCATTAGCATCTGTCACAGCAACGGGATCTAATTCGGATAATTTCTTAACTCTATAGTCCCGCTGATAGTCCGCAATCTGAATACGTGTCATAATAGAAGGAATATTTACAAGTGTGCGCGCATGAAGAATTGACGGTGTATCTAGAATGACATATCCTGTTGTAATAACTTGATCCGCGGGTTGTGATACAGTTCCAGCAGGGACTAATTTATGACTTGCGGCTCGCATTGCAGGAAGAAATCGAGATGTTTGAGCCTTTAGTGAAGTTAAAAATTCGCTAGTTAGAGGTATAATTGACTTTCCAAATGAATGTGCAAAAGAACTGGCATATCCACTAGGAAGCCCTTTCTCAAAACCAGACCGTATGCTGCCAGGTTCAGGTGCGATATATCCTTCTTGTTCATATGTAATAATATCTCTAGTGGCGCCTTCAGTCATCAAAGAGCCGGGTGTTGTCCGCGCTAATTGAAAGACTGAATCTAAATAACTATAAAAAGCAATTCCATTAGTTGCCATTTCGCCATTTTCATATAATTCATGACGTCTATCATCTTCATATTCAACGTCCATGATGTATTTAAAAAGTATATTCTGAGATGGGCTTATTTCACGCTTATCCAAATAGAGTGTCCTCTTAACATCATAGATGGGAACACATGCTGGAATATAGGAAGTGTTAACCTCATTCGTTACATCTCCTAGTGTTTCAAATGTTGACTTTTGAATTCCAACAGGGCGATTAGCCACATTTAATTTAACTGTGGACTGCTTGAGTGCTAGCAAATATTCAGTATGTTGGCTGACTTCACGAAGGGCTTTTACATTTTTTTGTTTGTCGGGGGTTAAATCCATTATGAAATCATTGTACATATCTTGGCGCTGGATTGCGTCGGGGTAAAAACGTTCCGCAGAAGGGATTTCTTCAATAACTGCTGTTGGCATGATTTCACGCAGTAGTTGTTCAATACTTTCAAATTGAAAGATTTCTGCTTTTTCTTCTTGTTGCTGCTCCATCATCTGCTCATCGGAGGCCTCTTCACTAGTATTTTCTGTGGCAGTAGGAACAATAATTGCTATACCTGTGGAGGGATCGGGTCCCATACAACCGAAATCTAAACGGATACCATTTGTTAGAATCAGGGCATCCTCCGAATCAGTCGCAATTAATTCACTGATAACACCACTTGTCTCCTTTGTTTCAGGGTTGATAACAGCAGGTGTGCCATCTAAGCCAAAGAATTCGACCGTTTCACCGGGTTGTGCGCCAATCATAGCTGAGAAATGATAATATTCTGATTTTTCGTGAATATGAACTAGCCACACCTCATTCTCTTCCTTAAATTCACCATTTGTATCTAGCAAGTATTCTTTGCCTGTTGTTCGGCTGTCTTTATCTTTGATTCGGATTCGTTCAGCATTAATAAAGATGATTCTACCTGTAAACGTAGGGTCTTCATTCGTATAGATTGAGACTAAATCTCCTAATTCTAAATCGGTTGCAGAGACATCAGACTCCATCTGTCCTATGATAGGCATGGGTTCTTTTCTCTGTCCGCTAAACCGCAAAAAAAATTTGAATGCCATTGCAGCCGGGATAAGTGGGGCACCCGTGTAGAGTATAGTAATAAAAATGTTTTCCGATTTTAGTAATTTCTTCAATGATATCGCAATCAAGTTTGGCGCGGACGGCGCTGAGGCACTCTTTACTCATCTAGAGTCACCGGAGGGAGGATCTCTTAAGGTGATTCGTAGTAAGGAGCACACACATCTGGCCATTATCCGTTATGTGAAGGGCGTTTCGGATATGACGCACACAAATACCCATTATTTCCGGTCTGTTGTTTGGAACACGGAGTCAAATAGGCCGGTATCATTTAGTCCTTTCCGCTCAGTTCCTCTTGAGGCTAGCACGTTCATCTCTAAGGACGGCCTCGTCGTAGAGGACTTTTGGGATGGAACAATGATTAACCTCTTCTATGACACCAAGATCTCTCAGTGGATTATTGCAACCCGCTCAAACATTGGAGGAAACTGCCGCTTCTATGGACCGCAGACCTTCTATCGTCTCTTCTGGGACACCTTTGCGGCACAGAATCTGACGGCTGCAATGCTTGACACCAATCTTTGTTATTCTTGGGTTCTTCAGCATCCTAGCAACCGGATTGTAGTTCCTGTGCCTATCCCCATGCTCCGACTCATTCAGGTTGTCAAGGTGGGTCCAACTCCCGCAGATTTGGATTTCGCACTCCCTGTTTCCGAGTATCCTGCACTCATGAATCTGCTAAGTCGTCGTATCCCTCTTGCGGACACTGCTGTGACAATTCCCACGATGGAGAACATGATTGCTGTGAACAATACAGTCTATTGTCAGGGTTATGTGATTAAGGATACGGTAACGGGTCAGCGTTGGAAGATTCGCACCCCCGCCTACAAGATGCTTCATGAGTTGCGTGGAAATACGCCGCGACTGGACTTCAAGTGGCTAGATCTCCGGCAGAAGGGCAGTCTAAATGCTTACATGCATCATTTCCCTGAGGACAAGGAGGCCTTTGATGCTCTATGGGCACGACTCAAGGTACAGACACGGACTCTCTACCAGACCTATTGTGATGTCTTCAAGGCACGCAGTCTTCCTAGCAGGGATGCGCCCAAGTATCTGCGTCGGCTCCTTTATGATATGCAGGACCACTACCTCAATCGTCTGCGACCGGCTCAGCTTACACTAACTTGGGCGGAGTGTACTGCATGGGTTAATTCTCAGGACATTCCCCGTCAGCTCTTCCTAGCAAACTATCTGTGGCTCCAGCAGACCAAGTCCGCTGCTTCTGCGTATCCATATGAGCCAACGGATGACAACTTGGTTTCTCCTCCTCCTGCCACTTCTGTGGAGGCTGTGGTAATGCCATCTGTCGCAACACCTGAGGTTATTGCCGTCTAAATACTTCTTATTACAAAGTAATGTGTGGAATTTGGTGCTACTTTGGCTTAACAAAGAACGCCGATACGGCAACCTGCGAAGAATGTGTAAAAAAACTTTTGCCGAGAGGCCCAGAATATATGAGCGTGGTTGATATAGATCAATGTATTTTTGGTTTTACTCGTTTGGCTATTAATGGACTAACTCCTGCTGGAAATCAGCCGATGAAATCTCCCGGTGGTGACTGGCGTGTCATCTGCAACGGTGAAATCTTCAACTACAGGGAACTGGCCGCCAAATTTGAGATTCCAGCAGACTATCTCGGCTCTGATTGCTATGTAATCCCGTGGCTTTTGGAGCGTTTGTCATGTCGCGATGTTTGCCGTCTGTTGGATGGTGTTTTTGCTTTTGCAGCCTATCATATTCCCTCTGAGACACTTCATGTAGGTCGTGATTCATTTGGCGTTCGTCCTCTTTTTGTGGGTCGTTTAGCAGGTGGTGCCTACTGCTTCTCCTCGGAAGTTAAGGGACTAGTGCCCCTTGGCACAGCAGTAAAAGACATCAGCATTTTCCCTCCCTCTTCCTATGGTATATTCAAGTTGGGCTACGAACCCATTGTAAAGCCGTGGACAGCCCTCACTTGGCACAAACAGCAATTCCTTGCAAATACTGATGAATGTGCCGGAGACTTGCAGGTATGGATTCGTCTGTACTTAGTTGCCGCTGTAGAGAAGCGGATGCTTTCAGATAGACCAGTCGGCGCTCTTCTCTCGGGCGGACTTGATAGTAGTTTAGTTGCGGCTCTAGCAGCGAAGATTCTTGCCGAAGCGGGCCAACAACTTCATACCTTTTCCATTGGTCTTGGCGTGGACACACCGGATTTGGTTGCTGCGAGGAAAGTGGCGGCTCATATTGGCTCAGTACATCATGAAATTGTATTGTCTCCCGCAGAGTTTCTAGCAGCGGTAGAGCCTACGATTCGTGCTGTGGAAACCTATGATATTACAAGTGTTCGGGCTTCCACGGGAAATTGGCTGCTAGGAAAGTGGATTAAGGAGAATACAGATATCAAGGTTGTGTTAAATGGGGACGGTAGCGATGAACTCTTCGGTGGATATCTTTATTTCTATCGCGCACCCAATGAACAAGCCTTTGAGAATGAGATTGAGCGGCTTTTAGGGGAAATTCACTGCTATGATGTATTACGTTCTGAGCGTTCTATGGCGGCCCATGGGCTTGAGTCGCGCACACCCTTCTTGGACCGGCAGCTTGTAGATTATGTTCGTAGGTTGCCGACGAGTATGTTTATGTCTACGACCGAAAGGCCCGAAAAATGGATGCTCCGCAAAGCCTTTGAAGGCACTGGTTTGCTACCTGATGAGATTCTGTGGCGCCGAAAGGAGGCATTCAGCGACGGTGTTTCTAGCAAAGAGAATTCATGGTTTCAAATGCTGCAGGCAGCCGCTTCTCAGTTTGCTGGGAAAGAGCAGGAATACAAGCATAATCCACCCAAGACGGATGAAGCCCGCTGGTATAGACGTGTATACGAAGATGCCTACGGTTCTGCTGCAGCAATTCTAATACCGCATATGTGGATGCCTCAATGGTCACCTGAAACAACTGATCCTTCTGCTCGGACGCTCGGTTTGTATGAGGCAAATAAGTAAACAAATAGTCTGAGTAATCAACAGGAGATGGCTGTGCCAGATTTATTTAAAATTGTTGCTCGTGGTCTTCAAGATGAAAGACTTCAGCCGGGATCAAAAGGAACTCCATCAATTGACCGATACATAAATGTGTATAAATCTACAACACGTTGGGCAGCACAGTTTATCCGCGTGGATTTTGATAATTTGCCCGATTTTGGAGTTCAAGCGTCTGTTACTATTCCGCGCCGAGCAAATTTCATACATCGTGTTTTTCTAGTAGTTACACTACCCGATATTTATTCAGTACAGAATCGGGCTGCTATTGCTGCAGGTGATGCTTCCATTTTTACACGTAATAAATTCCTTGGACCAACATTCGGCTGGACAAATAGTGTGGGTCATGCTATTATACAAAGTATTACGCTAGAAATCGGTGGCGTTGCCGTCGCAACATTAGATGGTCGTCTGCTAGAAGTACTGGATGAACTCTATGAGCCGGCTGAAAAATTACCTGTTAAAAATCAACTTATTGGTCGTGTTGAGAATTACACAGCATTTTCTCTTTTAGCCTTGGAGCCACTAACAGTTCGTGTACCGCTTCCCTTTTGGTTTACACAGAATCTAGCACAGAGTTTGCCGATTGAAGCCCTTTCAGTAGATACAGTTCGCTGTCAGGTAAAATTCGCAGGTGTCGAAAATCTCTACTATACTACGGCTCGGATGAATGAACTTAACACCGATTATGTGGAAAAGGCGTGTAATCCACCTGGATTTATGCCCGCATTACAAGGAGCAACTTTTTATCAACAGGATGATGCGTCCCCTACAAAAATATATGGTGCCAGTGAACTTACTCCTTTCTATGGCGTAAATGGCCGCACAATACCTGGTATAGCAGTTCCCGATAAACTCCATTTTCAAGACGCATACTTGCTAGTGGAATATATCTCAGTGGATGACTATGAAGCCGTTAATTTACGAAAGTCGGATTTAGAGTATAAAGTTCCACTTTATAATTCACTGGGTGTGCAAAATACAGAAGGACAGGTGAATATTCGCACAACAATTCCTTTCAATAATCCGACACAGGATATTTTTTGGGCATTTCATAATCCGGAAGCAGACCGCTTTAATAATCCTTTTTTAGCAACACGTGATTTGTCAGGAACAGATACGTCTTTTTTTGCTCCATGGAATACAACTACTGACCGTTTTCAGTACTCATACTCGGAGCCACTAGCAGAAGTTGCCTTGTATTATAATGGAACACAGCGATTCAAACACACATCTCCATCCCTATTTAGAACATTGCTCCCGCTGATACATTATCGTAAAGCCCCACGTTTCTGGCGATATATATACGTATATCCATTTAGTCATGGTCCAGGCTGTTGGGATGATAAGGAATTAGGAAATCCATATCAACCAAAGGGTTTAGCCAATTTTGATAAATTATCGCGGAAGGAAATTACATTTACAATGCAGTGTGACCGATTTGGGAAATATCCGCCTCTCCAACTTTATTTATGGACAACTACATGGAATGTCTTGCGAATTTATGGAGGTCGGGCGGCTATGTTGTTTGCGATTTAGTCGTAACTTTAAGAGTAATAGTAACATCTTTGCTAGATTCGCGGGGAAAAATAACAGAGGCTGTGCGGCCAAGAGCAGGTATTTCTATTTCGCCCTTAAAAGGTTCGCCGGTCTTAATGTATTTATCAATTTCCTCCTTGAGTTCTAGCATGCCCTCATATGTATGTGGGATGCCGAGGTCTACAGTTAGCTTACGCCAGAGTGTTACACATTCCTTGACGCGAGCTCCTTGACTTTTATCCATTCTATTCTATAGTTGCTGGAATGTTTAAGATGTACATTGTGTCGCACATGGGACTTGCGCATTTTTGCCTTCCAAATATAGAAGTTTTGCCTCATAACTTTTAAAATTAACTGTACACGCAGCACCGGAGGCGGGGGCTTTTTCTGCGCAGGTTCCGCAGTTCGCGTTGGCTTGTGTGATTTTATTGGCGGCGGCCTGAAAACTGTAAAATGTCTTGGCCCTTCTAGCACGAATTGTCTCGGAAGCGTCTCCCATTCTGCTTTTAGTGGAGAAAAATCATTTGAATTCCTAATAGGGTTTCAAATTATTTATTTATCTGCTAGAAAATCTAGTGGTGGCGACGGTTCTTGCGCGTGTATGCCGCAGCGGCGGCCGCAGGATACTTGGCCCTCAAAGCCGGTGACTTGAACGCGTTGAGTCCCCTGTTGGCAGCCGCAACATTCGGGCTCTTCTTGCGGCTAAAAAAGCCGGCCGCCCTTGAGCCAAAGCCCTTAAGACGATTGAAGAAACTCGGCTTCTTTTCACCCGCGCCGATGGGATTATTTATCATCTTTACGTTATTACGAGCAGCCGCCGCATTCTTAAGAGTGCGATTGGCATTGCTAAACTTCTGGCCGCGTCCGAACATGGAAGCAACACGGGTCGCACCACGGGAGAAGAACTGACCTACATTGTAGCCCAACTTCGCAGTGCGGGAACGAGCATCGCGGCCGAGTTCCTTGAGTTTAGCACCTACACCGGATGCGGCTGTCTTCGCAACTTCATCGCGGATCTTCTGCGGGAGAGCAAGCATATCATCAAAGTTCTTGCGGATCTGCTTGAACTTCTCAACATTCTTCTGTGCAACAGTTGCTTCATCGCCCAAAGCCATACCCTCGTAGGCTTTCTGGATGGAGTCTAAGAGCAAGTTCAGTTCAGCCATCAAGTTCGCATTCGCAGACTTGGTATTGTTACCCTTGTATCCCTCAAAGTCAATCTCATCAATCAAGTTGTCATACTCGGGGTCAACTGTTACTTGCTTGATGTCGGCTGACAGATTCGCTAGGGTGGTCTTGATGTTTGCGATCTGTGAATCAAGACTGGCCAAGATCTGCTGCTTGACTGACTCCGCCGTGCGCGTCTTGTCATTGATCTGCTTCTGAAGGAACTCCTGTTCAGCGATTGTGTTTGTCACGACGCGCTTGGCAATGTCAGTGGCTATCTTGAGCTTGCGGCCGATTTCCTTGACTGCGGGCTGGTTGCCGCCCAAAAAGAAGTCCTCAAGGCTGATAAGGCCGCCTGTGAGGCCATCTAGCTTGATATTAAGATTGAAACCGTGATCATAGAGCCAGGCCGCTAAGAGGAGCGGTGAAATAAGGACTATTCCGATGAACTTGCCACCCTTTTTAAGAGCAGCCACGATTTGTTCCCTCGTAACAGTCGGTAGAGCCGCAAGGAACTTGCCAAGCATGCCCAAGATATCCGTCTCCGGTAGCTTGAAGTGACCGAAGTTTGGCAACTTGAGCCATGAAAGGTCAATCTTCGGGCCTGAAAAACGCGGCATGCTGAACTTAGGCATGCTGGGCATACCCGGCATACTGAGACCCATGCCACTGCCAAGTCCGTATCCAGCAGGCATCTTCTCCAAGCTTGTGGCAACTACAGTGACCTCACCGTTCTTCGCAACGATGGAGCCATCGCGAATCTTGACTTGGAAGTCAGGCACGACCGACTTGCCCTCAATGAAGGTGGAGTTGGTGCTGATGACTTCGCCGGGAGCATTGCCAACTAAAGCCGCAGGAGCAGCGGTCGCATTTGTGTTGAATATGCTGGTACCGCCAACATTTGTCGCACGAGCCTGTCCGCCGAGAGCCGTGTTAAGAGGCAACTGGCGCTGGATATTGCCACCGAAGATCATACCCTCCTTGCTAGAACCTGTCTGTGTGTTGTTGCTGTTATTGTTATTCGCCTTGCGGTTCTTGAAGTTCAAGTTGTAAGGATTGTTAGCAAAGATACTTTCACCGCCGACATTGGTTACGCCGTTCTGTCCCTTAGCAGCCGCCTTTAGGTTAATCTGCTGCTTTATGTTCTTGCCAACAACACTTCCTGTGCCAGTGTTGTTTGAGTTTGTGTTGTTCTGCGGGACAGGTGATAAAGGAGCAGGGGCTACGTTGGAATTGCCATTAACAACGTTAATATTGCCAGAAGGAAGGTTCCACATTGACTCTTTTGATACAGGGTCATAGTAGTACGTTTCTTTGGCATTATCATTTGTTACCCACTTCTCAATCTTTCTCTTGCCTCCAGCCGCAGGCTTAGCAGCCACAGGGCCAGGAGCATTTGCCAGAGGTAAACCACCTAACAAATTATTTAACTCAGCATTTGCCGCCATTCCGTTCTGTTTATTGCCGAGATTTTCCGCAGCCACAAATTCTCTTCTAAAAAAACCAGCAGGAGGTGTTTCATTAGGTCCGTTTCTGCGGGTTTTAGATTTATTACTATTTAACTCATACGGTATTCCAGCATACGCAGGATTCTTACCCTTGTTTCTTGCCTTCTGTAGAATAGCAGCACGCTTTGCATTTCGTTGAGTTAGAGGCCGCGCATTTGCTGCGTTCAGTTCCGCTAAAGCATCGCCAGCAAAGTTGCCTAACTTAAATTTTGGTGCTTGCTTAGGAGGCATTTCTACTTGTTTCCCACGTTTAATTCCAGCAAGATACTCTAATCCGCGCCTTCGTGTTTGCGGATTTATGCCTCTTTTTACCGCATTCCTAATCTCATTTGGAAATTCACTGCTTCTAAAACTGGCATTTGTATTATAACCACCGTTATTTGGCGGCATCCTTACTCTGTAATATAGAGTCATATTCTGCCGTAACTTGAATTGTCTGTGAACGCATCGCACTGGTTGTATACAATCGTTCCAGGGCCGGAGAATCAAATGCTGAATTACGCTGTGATGCCAAAGAAGTTGTGATAGAAGTCATCTGTGAAAGAATAGCGTGTGCTGCCCTCTGCTGTTTAATATTATCAAGAAGGTCCAGAATGAGGGAACGTAATGCCATAACTTCCAGTAAATGTACAATTTCTGAATTTGACTCCAGGTATGTAAGATGCTTTTCTAGCAGAGTAATAGCGGCCAAGTTCTCTGAACTGGCTAGAAGATTAGTTGCAGCGGATATACAATCTCGGGTTTGAAGCCGAGCATATTCCGCATCTGCTAGTGGATTTTGGTGTGTTGAAGAACTAAAGGTCATATAATGTTGAGTTCCTTGGCCTCGGATTGAACATTGAATACTCAGATAAGGTGCGGAGATAAGTTCAGTTGTCTTCTTCCTAAAGACGAAACGTTGCGTTATACCTCCAGGCAGAAAGTTGATATAAATACTCCGCTTATCATTTGGAATATAACGTTCTAGCCATTCGTATTCATTAGGAAGATCCAGAATAATCTTCTCAATAGACCGATTTCGCAGAATACCCAAGATAGAGCCAAAAGTCTGCGGCAGATTCTCGGCTTTATCACAATAGAAATAATTACCCTGTGTGTTTAATGCAATATCACGCAGCATAATTTGATTATGGTCATCACCAAATCCCAGGGTGAAAATGGCTGTTCCATAAAGACCCCGATTTGTCTCAAGTGGAAGCAAGATTGCTCTGGCAGATGACGCACCCATATTAACGTTTCCATCCGTTAGAAGAATGACAGAATGAGGAGGACTTTGGCACGTGCGGGCTAGAGTAGCAAACGCTGCCTCAATATTTGTATTTCCGTCCGCCCTAAGACTGTCAATAAGATTAGCCCAATATGCCTCATTAGGGCCAATTGTTGTATACGAGCAAAGAACAGTTGCGGATGAGGAATAGGTAATAATCGTAAGACAGTCGTTTACGGATAGGCAACGCAAGAATGCCTTTAAAGTATTCTTGAGCGCATCAAGGCGGTCTCCTTCCATACTGCTACTAACGTCCAATAGGAGAGCAATATGTACAGTATCAATTATATCGGAAATTGGTGTCTTTATTTCGGCGGCATAGATTCCCGCATTTTTGGTGGATTCATACATTTTAATATCCATTTCTTCCTACATATTTTGTAGTTGAAATTAAGTGTTCAATTTTACGCACAGCGGAGCAGTCCGAACAATTTAGCGTCCCATTAAGGAGACCCAATACATATCCTCAAGTGAAGAATCATTTATCTCCGCATAATCTCGAACAGGTATTTCCATACCAGCAGCCTCTCTTACACGAAACACATTTCTATCTGTCAGAAGTTGCCATAAAATCTGTTTTTTATAAACAAGAGGTTCCGAATGCTGTCGTTTCCACCGACCTTCAGACCAAACCAATTGTGCTTTAGCAAATCCTGCGCCAGTTACTTTTGAAACACCTTCTTTTACAATTCCGCGAACAATATTTTCGTCTTCTAAGATAGTTCCTATTGTAATATTTCTCAGAGGAATCCATCCTTTTGCTGTAGCAACTTCATAGTCGGGATTAATTCCCAAACTATAATCTTTCTCATCGGCTAGTGTGCTGCTGTATCCATTGAGTTGTGACTCTACTTCTGCTTGAACAACACCGGCTATCTCATCGCTTTCTTCAAAATCCGCAACAAGCAGATGCTTTACCCAGAAAGTATGCCGAGATGTATTCAAACAATAGATTATTTTATGAGATGCTGTTGGGGAAGCAGATGGGTGTTTTCCAGCAGGGATCCAATTGCCTCCATGACGAATAAAGTGATTGGTGCTTATAATAACACCTTCAATTGATACCATGTTAGTCTGCGAACCGTCAAATACGAAGGTGCTTTCAACAATATTAGAGCCAGCATTGGATGCTAATCGGTCTCCAACGGCTAAAGTCTCAATGGCTTTATAAGTTCCATCTTCACAAAGAACAGGAGTTCCTGCTGGGAAGCAAAATGTATTAAGAAAAGTTCCTACAGTGCCTTTCGCAAATGTAGAACCGGCTGCTAAAGCAGTTATACCGGAATACATAATAGCGTAGAAAAGTGCTGTAATACGCCCCATTAGATTTTCCAAATTCTTAAATTTGCCTTTTAGTGTCTGCATAATCATTTGAATACGTTTATTGAACGAACGAACTACACCAGCTATTCCATCTGTTAGACCGGATAGGGTTGTCCGAACACTCATCAAACCACTTCCAGCAGAAGCCATTGCGGAGTTTAATGAACTGGCGGCTTCATACACTGGTGCTAGAACACCAGGGGCTTCCTTTAAGAATACATTCTTAAGACAGAATTCAATATTCTCTTGGGCATTATATCCATAAATACCCGCGATAGGCATAATATGAGGCTGGCATCTATATTTTGGCCAATTCTGGGCGACCTCCTTTGATGTGCCAAGGCCTAAGATAAGCACAATTCCAATTGAAAAAACAGCTATTAAAATACCTGGTTTTATAAATGGATTTTCTTGTTCTTCAGTGTTCATCCCCTGCTTTAACAATATAAACTCCTATCTATTTGATAAACGCTTACTTACGGCTGCGGCTTCTGCTACCATGTCTATTTCTCTGCCGTCTGTGGCTTCTATGATTACGATTTCTACGCATACGAGCACGGGTACGAGAATCCTTTAGAACACGAATGCGCGAACCTCTTTGTATTTGTTGGGCGTTAGTTACTTCTGATATAGTTTCCAGGGCAGGAGCAGCAGCAGCGGGAGCTGGAGCAACAGCCGTTACTGAAGGAGCACTAGAACCAGTTAGACCAGTTCCCGCACCTGTGTTTGTCGCAGATGTAGTTGTTACAGTCGTAGTAGAAGCCGCAGGCTTACTAACTTTACTTCCCATTCTAAAGATGCTAAAGAAAAGAAACGGTAGAATAGCCCATAAATAATGACCAAATATGACAGGGATGGATGCGAAAGTCGCAGGTGTTAATATTATTTTACTCGTAGGTGTGGCAATCGCATTCAGTTATGGTCAACGAGCAGAAATTATGGCAAACTGGCCTCTTCGCCGATGCGATCCCGGTGTTGTTGCTTCCGCATATTTATATAAACCCGACAGTGATACACGATCAGTAGCCGACTTTACGAAAGATAATTTCCAATTCTGCCAAGGTAAACTAGCAAAAGATGTAATTAATACTGTTTCATATCCAGTAAAAGTAATCCAAGAAAAACAAAAAGATATTGTTGGTGGAATCATGTCAGGTATAGGTGCTCTGGGTGAATTAGGCAATAAACTAGCCAGTTTTTTTAATCAAATTATGGAATCTGTTAAAAGACGTTTTGCAGCAACCTATATTCAAATTCAAGAGTCTTTTGGAAATCTTTTGAATATTATGGGAAAAATCATGGCATCCATCACTGCTATGGCAATGGCCTTAATTGGAGTGCTTGTATCATTAACAACTTTAATTAAATTTGCGCTTTATGTTCTTGCTGTTATAATTGGTATTCTAATTGCTCTTATGGTTATCTTTGCTGCTTTCCTTGCGCCTGTTTCATGGCTTGTTTTTGCTGGAATTGCTGTCGTAGGTATTCTAGCAGGTATAATTGTTGGTGTTATAACACAATCTGCATTCTGTATAGCGGGTGATACACGCGTAATTCTAGCAGATAGTTCAACTAAACCTATCTCCGAAGTTAAGGTGGGTGATATGCTATCAGATGGATCGTATGTTACCGCTACTATGAAATTTCTAGTACCTCTTTTAAATTATGAATCTCTGGTCTCAATTCACGGAGTCATAATGAGCCCAACACATATGCTTGAAATATCCGGTGGCAAACCAATCGCAGCAAAAGATCACCCGGAAGCAGTTCCAGCTGGCGCACTAAGGGAACTCTATAATCTAAATACTACAAGCAGACGTATTCCCGTAATGAGCACTGCCGGAGCTTTAACACTGCTAGATTATGAAGAAATTGCGGAGGATGATGATGATGGAATTGAGGCTTGGAAGAAACATGTATTTGAATTCATAAATCCGGGCATGCCTTTACAAAATGAAAACCCTGAGAATATTGAAGCCGGAATAGATGGTCTACTAACTGTAAATCTAAAAGACGGTGATTGGAAACCATTAGGAATGGTTGTTTGCGGCGATGAGATTGAATGTTTCGGCGGATTTACGACTGTCTGCGGTGTTGTTCAGATAGTAGTTGAAGATGGTGCTATGTTATATAATGGTATGTCTGCTGGAGTATGGGTAAATAATGGAAATCAATGGATCTCAGCAACAAAAATCCCTTGTAAATCGGGAGTATTAATTAATTCAGGACAAAAATTATACAATTTATTTACTGAAGCAGGAAATTTTGTTGTAGATGGATATTTAGTGCGGGATTTCTCGGAAGTTGGTCTAGCAGATTTATCTAAAACATATTCATTAGTTCAAAAAAATTTTAGTAAGGAATGATAGAGATGAAGCTTAATTTTGTATGGCTGATGACAATGTTGGGACTATTATTTTTTGCTAATGTTCTCATGGCTCTCGGTTATGTAAATCAGCAGGCATCTATGGAGGAGACATTCATTGAAAATTTCGTAAATCCCCCTCTATCTCCTGCGCCTTCTCTTGCTTCCGGCAATTATGTTGCGATTGGTACCTATGATAATTTAGTCAAGAAGCCCGCGCACGGATTATCTGACTGGCGCGGACCTGCTCCTAATGAGCCTCTGACTGGCCCTGAGGTTGTCATTGACAATGACCACCTTTACATGTTTGCTAATAACCAGAGCAAGCCTGAGTGCTGCCCTTCTTCATACACATCATCAACGGGATGCGTCTGCACAACACCGGCTCAGCGTGACTTGCTCGGAAAACGTGGTGGCAATAACACAATTGGTGCGGGTGAATAAGTATAAATGTGCTTAGTATATCATAATTTCTAGCAGTATAACTGTTTGAAATTATATATTTTGATAGAGGTCTATACAGCAGAAGCCCATTGCTGTTCATTTGAATCAGGAGCAACAAAAAAGGGTTCCTTTTCACCCTCCTTCAGTTTTGGTTCTGGAGCATTGGGTTCTTCCAAGAAGACAGTCTGAACCGGTCCCAACATTCCATTGTCTCCGCATACGCGATAGTGAATATGGGCTTCAAGCCGGCCTTTTACGGGTACTGTATAAGGTTGCGGTGTACGCACTTTTAGAAGCGCAGTATTATCATCACCAACGACAGTAACACCCGCATTATGAAATCCTAGATACGCTTTTCTCCAATCATTAATTTTTTCAAGATGTTCGGTATCAGGCTCGGCTGCCCAGAATAATACCTTACGACCCGCTCCTTGTATCGTAACACGTTTTGTGTAATTCGCAGATTCCGGTGTCTGTTCTTTTAAGAGAGAGCACGGCATTACGGTTTCACCTAAAAAGGGAAGATATGTAGACCGTTGAAACCCCAAATAAAGAGCACATACTGTAACAAGAAGACTTAATAGAACTTTGCCCGCTGTGGATTGCGGACTCGTCATTCCTTTGATACTAACAACAAGCGTTGTAACCACAACAACAATTGCTGCGAATAAATGCAACCATTTTATACTATTACTGTCCCCCATATTCTATTCTGTAAAGAAGAAAAAACTTGAGGCGACATAAAATATATAAGACAAATAAGATAAATGATTGTGATATGGCTTTCCGGTTATGCGGGTGCGGGTAAAGATACAATGGCATCCATTCTCTGGAAGAAATACGATCTTCAACGCGTTGCTTTTGCGGATAGTTTGAAGGACTTTGTTGCTGTAAAATATGGTTTAGAACGCAGCCTCTTTGATACTCCCGAAGGAAAAAATTCGCTAGATGCTAAGACTGGAAAAACAGTTCGCGAATTACTTATTGCTGATTCAGCAGAAGCAAAAAAAGATAATATAAATATCTTTGCTTCTTATGTACTAGAAAAAATTAAGAGTTCCAAGCAAACAGGGTTTGTAATTAGTGATTGGCGCTATCCCCATGAATATGAGTATATTAAAAGTAATATGCCAGAAGCCGAGCATATCTGTATTCGTATTACTCGTCCGGGTTTACAATCACTAGCAGATCCATCCGAACATGCTTTAGATAATTGGATATTTCATACAGAAATTATAAATAATTCACTAAAACTTCTTGAAAAAGATATAGTAAATTTCTTGGCAACTTACAAATGGGCCTAACTAAAAACTTCTGTCATTGTGTCCGGAAAGTACGAAAAACTATTAAATTGCGTGGAGGTCAACCAAGAACAAGACAGGCCAAAGAATCTGCTGCGATTGCTATTTGTACAAAGTCTGTCTTACAAACTCGTGGTTTAACAATGCGCAAAGTACGTTGTGGTCCGTCTGGTCCAAAGAAACAGCGGCTTTTCACGCAGAAAAAACGCTGAATTTAATAGGGTATGCTTGAACTTCAAAAAAGTGTAGGATTTGTACATGTAGTATTATCCTTTATTTTTTCTATTTATTTCCTTTGGGCTCCAGCAAGATTTGATTTATATTATTTAGTATATTTTCTCTTACTTAGTATTTCTTGGAGCATTATGAAAAATGAGTGCGCTATTTCATATTTGTTCAAATATATTGGAGATGCTAATTATCAAATGGGTGATAACGAAGAGGTTGAAGATTATAATGTAGTTCTAGGATCTGCCGCAGGAAACATCTTCTTAAATTACGTGCTTTTCATGTATGTATTTAATTTAGTATTTATTGCTCTACGTTTTAAAGGTTGGCGTAATCAACTGGCTATACTACTAGCAACAGTATCTTACGGGCTCTATATTTTAATGCTTCGACGCGCTAAAAAAGAACAAAAAGATATTCTTCAGACAAGCAATTTAGTAATTAATTCTATTCTGCTAGGATATTTCTTATACAAGTGATTCACCGCTATCCTCGCGCGGCCGGAACTGGCGTCGATTGTAAAATAGAGTAGTTATTATTGTTCCTAGACAGCAAAGAATAATTAATACAACTACACCAACAGCAAGACCTATATCAACTGCTTGTTCACTATAAACCATTCAAAACAATCTATACAGTTTTTGGGTTTGTCGTTTAAGCCTAAGGATTTCCTATACTTTAGTAAGTAGACTTGAATGGCCGCAAGCCGTCGTATATTAAAAGAAATTGAAGATATCACCAAAGATCCCCCCTCAAATTGTACAGCGGGGCCAATAGATGAAAATATCTATCTGTGGGAAGGCATGATTTTTGGACCCGATGATTCACCCTTTGTGGGTGGTGTATTTAAACTTCGTATACAATTTCCAGCAGATTATCCTTTTAAACCACCTTCTGTAAATTTCACAACGAAGATTTTTCACCCAAATATTAATTCTGCTGGAATTATTTGCTTGGATATATTGAAAACTCAATGGTCACCCGCTCTTACAATTAGTAAAGTCTTACTCAGTATTCTTTCACTTCTAACAGATCCAAATCCTAATGATCCATTAGTTCCTGATATTGCAGATCTCTATAAATCGGATAAATCATTATATGAAGAGAAAGCCCGGCAATGGACACAACGTTTCGCCACTAATTAAAGATGTATTTGTAGTATAAGATCATACTAATAAATGGTTACGCTTATGACTAATTTTTGCAACTATCTTACAAATAATATTACCTGTGCTAATGATGGAGATATATGTCAATTATTTATTTGTAAGGAATTAATTAATAAAATACAGATACCAAACAGTGTATTTGTTGATATAGGGGCCTTTGCTGGAGGTTGGGCATCAATGATTTCACATTTTACAAATTCACAAGGCATAATTTACGCATATGAGCCATCACAACAACATTTTAAAATGCTAGAAGAAAACTGTAAGAATATGAAAAATGTTCATTTACATAATTATGGTATAGGTACAGAAGAAGCAGAAGTAAACTTAATTTTAACTGGTAATGGAGCTCATGTTCAAAGCAATCTTGATATTTTGGGTGATTGTAGAAATGTTGAAACTATTAAAATAAAACCATTTAATATTCAACAACCCATTCATACTATGAAAATTGATATAGATGGATATGAATCAAAACTCTTACCAAAATTGTATCATTTTTTACCACAAATACATAGTTTAATTTGTGAATTTACTGTTTATTTTTTTTCCTCAAGTAAAGAGGAATGTGCGGTCATTGCGCAGCCCATTCTAGAAAAAATAATGTCACATTATCCCTTCACATACGGGATTTCTCGTAACGGTGCTCCATTTTGTGTTCGTATACAAAAAGAAAATATCTCAGAATGGGTTGATGAACATTTTGATAGACATTTATCAACTGATATATTATTTACACAGCATGAAATTTCAACTATTACTGTTGTTCCTTATTGTCGGAACGCATGGTATGCATAAAGGACACAACGTTTCGCCACTAATTAAAGATGATTTTATAAGTTATAATAGATTATTAATTATGGAGATATGTTTATTTAGTAATTTTAGGGGATTTATTGTAAATAATATCAAATGCGTGAATGATGGTGATGTCGCACAATTCTATGTATGTAAGGAACTAGTTGAAAAGAAAATTTTGCCTCAAAATGGAGCCGTGAAAAATGTGTATGTTGATATTGGCGCATATGTAGGTGCGTGGACATCCATGATATCTGCTCTAACACATTCAACTGCGGAGATTCATGCTTATGAACCGGGAAAACAGCATTATAAACTGTTGGAGGAAAACTGCAGAAATCTACAGAATATTCATATGAATAATTATGGAATTGGTGAAACTGAAGCCGAGGTGCGCCTTATTTATACTGGCGGTGGTGGTCATTTTCAAAGTTCTCTTGATGATTTAAGTCAATGCTTAAATACTGAAATGATTCAAACAAAACCCTTTAATATAACGGCACCAATTCATATTATGAAAATTGATGTGGATGGCTATGAATGTAAATTATTACCTACACTTTATCCTTTTTTGTATTTAATTCATAGTTTAATTTGCGAAATGGACATATATGATTATTCAGCAAATCGTCAAGATTGTATTGCAATTGCTACACCTATTCTTGAAAAATTAATTTCACACTTTCCCTATACATTTGGTCTTTCGCGCCATGGAGCACCCTACTGCGTTGAAATTAAACAGGAAAATATCAAGGATTGGATTGAGGATCATTATGATAATCATTTGTCAACTGATTTGCTTTTTACGCATCATAAAATTGGGTCAATTACATGTGTAAAATATGTTAAAAACATGTGGTATGCTTAAACCTGGCAAAATAAATATTCATAATGGAGGAAATCTGCAAAAATACACTCATACCGCAATCTCTAGTTTTGAGACGATGTGAATGTTTTTACTGTGGAGCGGATGATACAGGTGCTGTTCAAATTGAGTATTTATTTGGTATGAAAGTGTGTGAAATACATAGAGCCAATGCTGAACGAGATTGTCGGGCATATTTACATAGAGAAAATTTAGTTCGGATCGAAGATGCTTTTAAGATTCCAGCACTTAAGCGATTTTTTGATATTCTAGCAGCTCATCCATTTATTACTGTTCAACGAACAAGTGGAGATATTGAAGACGATTGGTGTTTTAGAGAAGGAAACTTTTATGAACCAGCTTTTATTTCTCAAAGTTTGGAGGGACAATGGTGCATTCCGACATATTGTAAGCGTATAAAACAGAATAAAAATGTTCCAATTATTAATTTCTTACGATCAGAAATTAATGGTAAAATGAATCTACCGGTAGACTGGCAGGTTGTAATTGAGGATGTGATAGATACTCTGGTAAACGGTGTTTACAAGGCCGACGCTGAAGCATACGATTATGCTAGAAATCATGATGAGTCTGAAAAAATTGTGGAAACATCAGGTGTTGCCACAGTTATTTATGAAGGTCGTGTAGAACGGATTTTTGTGGGACATTTGGGTTACCGTCCTCGGGAAAATGGTGTTGATAAATCTGAAGAAGTTGGCGAACTATGAACCTACAAGGAGCATGGCCCTTTGTTCCTACAAGGAACATGGAAGTGGCCACAGAAAAGCCTCCGCTGGCAAATCCTTCTTATTAATCCTAAACTTTGTATCAAAGATAGGCTTTGTAATTTGTTCGCAGGGAATAGCATTCGTGCAGTTGTGACCAATGATTTTGTATAAGTCAAAACCGGGGAAACGCTCAGTTCCATTCGCATTCTTCAAGACATTATAACCATCCTTCTGCTGAAGCCACATCCAAAGCAGATTAAACAACGGTGACTTAGTTTCCATCACTCTAAGGCCCGGTTCTTCTGTCAATACACGAGCAGGTTTTGCGTCATCAGGATTATCCTCAAAGAGCGAATCCATCAATGAACATGCTAGACGCACAAGATCAAAAGAAGGGTTCGGATCTACACGATTATGTTTCTGATTAAAATACGGGGGGCAATTGTACTGACCCGCTGCGTCACCTTCCTCCTCAAATGCATCACTAATAAAGAATCCACCACGCTTTCCAAGATGAAATGCGGCACGATTAAAATCAATGATTTTGAAAATACGACCAAATGTGGGAACGGCATAAATACGAGGACCGCCAAGCGCATCCTTCAACTCATAATATAGTGTTGGCTCTGAAGTCCATGACCACATGATATTATTCGTGTGCAGGTCATTATGAACAAAATGATATTCCTTTTGTGCTACTGCTAGAGCCGCAATAACTTGGAACAACCAAGCAGTCCATCGTTGCTCTTTTGTGTCTTCTAAGTCCTCATCTTCTGCGTCCAAAAGAAGATCCATTGTTCCATCACAGCATTCTAACACTGTTGCCATGACAGGAAAATTCTTGAAGATCGCGATAATAGGAGGGCCGCATGATGATTCGCTAAATGTGTGACTTTCTGCTTCCTCATCCAAATCTATATTATCAACATCCATTTCCTCCACCGGAGATGTAGGAATCTGTCTTAAATTGAGCCTTGGAACACTGACTGGAATAGGAGCCTCATCGCTTTCTAGCAGTTCAATCTCATCGCCAATTTCATTATCTTCTTGATTGATATTTTCATGCTCCACACTATTTCTCTGGCCTCTATCAATCACATCCGCATCCAAATCTTCACAGGAGGCAACATCATTAAAGTCAATGGATGTATCGCTTACAATTGATCTACGAGGACGGCGTTCGTAATCCTGGGGCTTAAAGGACGATGCTTCACCCATTTCATCAATGATGCGGAGTTCAAAGAGACCCGCTGCTAGATTCTCGGAGAACCATGATTCATGCTTGATATCTTCATAATCCTCTGATAAATTGAATGTATATCTATCAAGGCGTCCACAGAAGTTCCCATAGCAGCGGACCCAGTGGGGTGACAACTTCTGCTCAACAAGATGACTAGCACAGACTGCGAAAAGAGAATCTAGATAGGCTTCATTATTAGGGTCGTTTATCTTTGCAAGAGTATGTTGCCAGGCTGCCAAATAAGATGGAAGCGCACCATCATCAGGTAAGACATATTCGCCACTCATATACGAGATAGGATTTAGAATATGAGCACGCTTCATGAAAAGATTTGTGATTTTCGTGGGGCCATCAAGAGGGCCCACCATTCCCTGAAAACGGAAAGGGTCCGTAAAACCCGAAATATCTTGAATCCACTCAGCAGTATTAAGCAGAAATCCCTCCGATTTACCCGGAACAAGGTTTGTAAAGATTTTTTCCAAGGATGAAAAATACGTTTGGGCCTTTGTAAAATGGGGTTCAAGATATTCAACGATTTTTTGCGGAATAGGTTTGGATGTATATAAAATTTCAAGCCCCGGGCTTGTTTTAGGTTCATCGCAGAAAGACTTTGATGTTTTGTTAACCTTATTTGCCGCTTTTTGTTTGTTATGCTTACCCATTACTTTTTTCAGAGGAAAGGGCTTTGCTACAAAACCGCAGCGCTGCGGTCCACCTCCTACAGAAATAATATTCATCACCAAAAGAATGAGTACACCACAAGCACCACCAACAGGCAACAATAAATTGTTGAACCTTCGTTTAAAGAAGTTTGATATGTCGCGTATCAAGGCTCGGCACGTGGTTGTTATGATTGGAAAACGTGAAACTGGTAAATCCTATCTTGTAAAAGATTTGCTCTGGCACAACCAGGATGTTCCGGTGGGGACGGTAATCTCAGGTACAGAGGGCGCTAATCAGTTTTATAGTAAAGTTATTCCTTCACTGTTCATCCACGAAGAGTATTCACCGTTAATTATCGCGAATATGTTAAAGAGACAGAAGCTTCTAGCAAATAAGATCTCTAAGGATATTGAGGCTCGTGGTACAACAAGTGTGGACCCGCGGACATTCTTGATTTTGGATGACTGCTTGTTCGATGCTTCATGGACTCGTGATAAGAATATTCGTTATTTGTTCATGAACGGTCGTCACGTTCACGCCCTGTTTATTATTACAATGCAGTATGCTCTTGGTGTACCACCTGCCTTGCGTACCAACGTTGATTTCGTATTTATTCTGCGTGAGACCATTGTTTCAAACAGAAAGCGTCTCTATGAGCAATATGCTGGAATGTTCCCCGATTTTGAGTCATTCTGTCAGGTGATGGATCAGTGTACTGAAAATTATGAATGTTTGGTGATTGACAATAATGCGAAAAGTAACAAATTAGTGGACCAGGTTTACTGGTACAAGGCACCGCCCCATTCAGATTTCAAGATTGGGTCGCCGGAAATTTGGGCTCATTCAGCGGCTAATTCTAAGAATGATGAGGATCAAGCAGAGGATTTTGATGGACGCTTTGGTGTGGGTGGTAAGAAGGCTAAATCGGCATTAATTCAGGTGAGGAAGTTTTAGTAGGCTGAGCATCATTGAATTGGCTGCGTGTATGTAGGTAGGCTGATGCGTATCCTTCAGAAAAACTGATTGACACAATATTATAGATTTTACTTGCTATCAAGACAGTTCCTGTAGCAAATAAGATTGGACCCTTGTCATTGGCGTATTCTGTGCCAATAACATATCCGCTTAGAATTGTGTTTACAGCAAAAATAAAAATAGTTATAACAACTGCTCGTTGATAAAGTTTATCAAATGAATGAATTGTATTTTTGCGTTCAGTTGTTAGACTTTCAAACGCAGATTTAACAGTAATTGCGTCCGATGGCTTTTCGGGATTCATGCGAAGATATGTAGATAATTTATATTCACGCTGGATTTCTATAGCATAGAGTGCTATAAAGACAGCGAATGCTAGAAGATTTACTCCACAGTTTACTTTATAAAGTGTGCTCCCATTCGCAAAATTCTGCTGGGGCAAACAAGCTTTATTACCGCAGACACCAGGAACAAAAATAACTAGCAGAGTTCCATTAAAAATACGATAGGCTTCCAGTAATACTGTCATAGGCGTTACGGCTTTTGCAACGAGGCTCTTTAGCATTCTACTTATTATGAGGTAGTTGAGCCAAAACCGCCAGCACCACGATCATCCCGCGGCTGCGGCAAGGCATTTATTGAATCAACAAGAACTACCTTTCCGAACGGAATATAATCCTGTGCACAAAGCTGGAAGAAAAGTCCTCCATCCGCAATGATATATTCAAAGTCACTGTGATTATCAACACAGACCATTAGTTCACCGCGATAACCCTCGTCAATAAGGCCTACACTATTTGCTAGACGCAGAGGAGTCTTTGAACCAGTAGATGAACGCGGGAGGATAAGAAAGGGACTGGGACCACTCGTTGCTGAAATACAAGCACCATAAATCTGGCTGTGTAGCTTGGCAGCCTTACCCTTCGTAGGCTGAATTACTGCTGATAGCAGAGGTAGATTTACACCCGAATCAGTCGGCCTGTAGGCACTAATTACATTCTGAAGAGCGGCGCGCTGCTGGGGATTCTCCGTGAAAAGATACAGAGTACGGTAGGACATTTTGAAGTCAATTTCTTGTAGAAAAGGGCTTCAAATTTTTACTAAAGTAAAAATTCAGACAAATTTATTAAATTGAGCAATTTACACATCTAGCGTCACCTTTGCCGCAGCCAACTCCTTCTTACGAGCAATCGCCAAATCGGCTTCACCACCGCCGCCGAACATATCCGTCGGCAAGGCATTCTCCTCCTTAGATCCCGGTCCGAACTTGGGAACTGCCACCTTGGAGCCCGCCATACGTTCACGCTTCTGCTCCTCGTACAAAGCCTCCTTTTGTGACTCATTCTGCTTGTAGTTCTTCATGAGCGTGTTCAACTGGTCCTCCGCGTACTCCTGATCCGCAACATCGGCCGGCTCAGGGTCCCACGGTAGCCAGAAGCCCATCTGACCCACATATACGTTGAAGAAGGGGTCCAACTTCTGGAGGGTCTTGGCCCTAGCACCCGCCTCCGCCGCTGTATCATATACGCCACGAACCTTGAGGCCACGGATGCTGGTACGGAACTCGTTCTTGGTGAAGAACTCCTCCTCCAACTTCTTCCGGTTCTTGAACATGAAGTTCTCATATGCCTCCTGGATCTTCGTTTCCTTGAAATCGCGCATGTTCTTCTTCACATACTGAGCAAGGTCATCCGCCGCATCCTTGGACAAAGAAGCACGAACTTCCTGCATCACCTTAACAGCGTCATCGCGCCATTTCTTGGTATCCGTAGGAGAACCACTCACATCAGTGACCACATCTAGTCCAGCATTTGCCACCAAATCCTCCACCTTAGAAATTGCCTTAGTCACCTGCAGAACCTGGTCCATCAGAAACTTCTCTGACGCCGAAACTTTGTACTCCACTTCGTAATTTTCCAAAAACCGGCTGTAGAAAAAAACTTCCTTGTTTGCCAACACCTTCTCTGGAGACAAAAAACTGAGGCACACATACTTCTGTCCCGGAATCTCCTTGTCCTGCTCTAGCCACGTTTGCTCACTGTCACTCATCCTGGATAGACTAGACAAACAATCTTTAAAACCAGAACGCAGCCGCCGAAAAAAAATGTCAGACCAGGATATAGCAAATGGACGGTTTCTCTGTGGCTGACGTAATCCAGCGTGTAACTAAGTACCTCCTTGAGGGCCTCGCCGTCGCAGTTGCGATGGTTCTCGTAATGAAGAAGAAGTCTCCCGACTATGAGGAGGTTCTCTCTGTTGCCGTCGTCGCGGCGGTTGTTTTCGGCATCCTGGACACCCTTGCTCCTTCAGTCGGTGGCTCAGCTCGGGCCGGTGCGGGCTTCGGTCTCGGCGCCAACATGGTCGGCTTCCCGCGCATGGGTTAGACCTACTAATTTAGTTTGATATTTGTGATATAATTTACTATTGCTTTAACCTAACACATATAGTACCAGTGTTAGTAGAAATTATTACAAATCCAAATTTTCCTGAATAACTTGATGCTACATCAAATTATTTAGTAAACACACAGCAATCTAAGGATATCCACGTGACCTAAGAATTGCTTCTTGAGACCTTACACCGTTATCTGGGTTCCATCTGTAAAACATAGCACGACCTTCATCGTCAATTGTTCCTTCACCGACAGCATGTCCCGGCGGCGAACCTGAAATCCACCGATGAGGAATAGCATATTGATTCATCAAAATATTTGATTTTGTTACATTCCCAGACGGATTTATTACTTCAATCTCTACATGAGGCGGGACATAGATACTTCCGAGTCCGGCATAATATGCACCTGGTGCCTCATCTAATACGATACGATAGTCGCCCAACTGTGTTGAGATGCTTCCACTCTTGCTTCTAACATCGTACGCCTGCTCTTGATTCGGATGAGGAAAACCAGAACCACTGAAACTGTGTCCACGTGTTGCGGGTGCGGCGGCTCTCCATTTAATTGTTGCTGCTCCGCCTACATTTCCGTTGACAACTATTTTGCCATTCTCAACTGAAACGATTGCATTCATTCTCTAGCAAAGGCTAGTATTTTATTACTTATTGATCACCTCCAGGTGTACCACGCGGTCCAGAATACGGGTATGCGCGCGCAATGCTGACGGCTTTAGGAGCAAGTGGCTGCCAGAACATTTCAGGGTCACCCGCCGCACAGTTATTAATGTCCTGTGATGCGATAATGGGAAACGTGTGGGGAAGAGGGGCTGTGTTTCCATATGCTAGAGCCTGTGAATCTGCTGCTTCAGATGCCAATGAAGGACGGTAAATACGACCTGTGCCAATTCCAGCATAGTGTCCTTCTACCGTGTGACATCCATCATAGGTACAAACACGCTTATATAGTTCAGGGACCATTGTATCTGCGCATTTATGTGCGCCCATCTTGGTATTCAAGATTTGATTAGTACCGCGCATGAATGATTCCGCATCCGCAATTGTTCGCTGACGAGCATCATGCTGGCCCCAAACTCCTGCGGCTTTTACGGGATAGGATTCGCAACGAGGGCGGTAATCAGTGTATGAACGACCATCGGCCATTCTGGCGGGTGCGCCTTTCAGTCGGGGATAACTTGTAGTGAAACAACTCATTCGGCTTCCTCTAACCTACGAACAACATTTTGTGTGGCGGAAGACCGTAAGACTTCCAGCAGTTCTGACTTCTTCATTGACTTTGTTACACGCAAACCTCTCTCAGTAGCCAATTCACGGAGTTGCTTGGTGGGCATGCTTTCAAGTAGAGAACCCGCGGCTGCAACCTCACCCACATTACCCACAAACAACTTCTTGAACTGGGATTCCTCTGTGGGCTTAGACTTATTCCATCCATTCAGAATCTCGTCTTCATTTAAGTCCAAAACACCTCCAGGGCGGAGATTGTCCTCTTCATCATCACCGGCTGAAGGGAGTTCAACATCAAAATCCCTCATAGTGTGCTCAACCTCTCCTGCAACTGATTCAGGCGGTTCAACATAGCGCTGGATTCCGATTGTCTTCTCCGTATTTTCAGCCTCTGCCTCTGCGGCTTCTTCATCTTCATTTGAGTGTGTCTGCTGATAGTTCGCCATGTCAATTTCAGGAGGAGAATCGCGCAAATGAACCTTGTGTGCTTCTTCATCTGTTACCTTGCGTTCTTGGATAGCAAAGCGGAGTTCATAGAGAACATTTTCCAGAACACCGAGTTTCCTCTGCTGGGCCTCAATGTTAGAATATAGCCAATACGCCACACCTCCAAGTATCAGAAGAAAACTTGCCGTCAGCAGCAGCAAATCTTGAGTGCCCGCATTCATTCTTTTTTAGGAGGGATAAGTTTTATCGGACAAAAGACCGCGTTCTTTCAGGATTTCACGAACACTGCTCAAGGAGTTAATTCCCTTCCGCATTTTATATGTATAATTGAGTTGGTCCGGATTTTCCCGATGAGGCGATGCTTGTAGACAGAGGGGTTGGCACCGTTTTTCTTTCGCATAAGATTCGGGTAATTTAGTATAATGCGTGGAAATCAGGGAGGCATGACCGGATGCAGCGTAGACTTTATCAAGGAAAATACGACTTGCTTCTTCGCCGTCTATCGCATTAGTTGAATGGAAAATCTCATCCATCACAAGCAGTGCCTTGCCTTCTTTTTTCGCAGGATCTAAGTTCTCTAGAATTTCTTTTGCAAATTCAATTTCTGCTTCAAATAGGGAAAGTCGGCCAAGTGTATCTGAAGGTGATAGAGCAGTATGAATCTGATGAAAAGGTGTAATTTTCATACGACGAGCAAAACAGAATCCTAGACTTTGAGCAGCAATCACATTTGCTAGAATGGCTTTGAGACTGGTGGACTTACCACCGCGATTAGGACCAGTTACAAGAGCATGTGTTGTTTTATCTGCACAGAGGTCGATAGTATTTACAACACGCTTTTCTTTTCCAAGATGGGGGTGATAGAAGTTTTCTATATGTAGACGCGTCTCCGGACCTTCTACATAGGTGGGAAATCCAATGTGTGGAAGAGTACAACATGTAATCATTACATCCAAGATACCTATGTTTTTTGTTAAACCCATCAAAACATGGGGCTTATTCCAGGTATAACCGAAAATACCAAGTGTATTTTCATCTTCTGGTAAATCTTCATTATCTGGCAGGTCCATATATTTTGTAATAACAGGTCCAGTCATACTAGATAGTTCCTTCCATATGCTTTGGAGTTCCCAGATATGACCGCCCCGTTTTCGCATATCCTGCGTAATTGTATGGAGATGCTGTGAAAGCGTGACTTGTTGCCAGATGCTAGAGCCAAACATAAAGATGGAAAGTCCCCATTGTAACCATCGTTGAGCAACTTGACTGGTTGTGCCTCCGGTAGAGACCCACGGTGGAACTAGCATTCCGGATATCATATTTCCTTGACCTCCCTGTTGTTTCAGAATGTGCTGCAAGAGTTCCCAGTATTCCGGCACACTTAAATCTGCTTGTGTTGTCATACGGATAATGACATAGGGAAGAACAACAATTATAAGGGGTATTAAGATACTGACTGCTGGAAGCAACCAGACTTTCCATAAATTAGCAGCCTCCAGCCACAAGGGACTCTCATTTAGAAAAGAGGCAAATGAATCTTTTTCCCATAGAATTTGAGCATAGTATTCTTTGAGACGCTCATCCTCTATTTCAACTTTTTCTTCAAGGGCTTTCTCTAGAGCGGCGGCTCTTTCTAGCAGTTTAAGAGCACGAGATTTATCTTCAGGCGTCTTGCGGAAATGCTGACGAAGTTTAAGAATAACATTTCTCCGTTTTTCTAGCAGACTAATATCTTCTGTAGCGCCTTTGAAATAATCTATCAATTTAGTCATACCCCATTGAGTTTTCGGAGAAATATCGGTGGCGAGTTCCTTGAAATTAATATCGGCTTCTACATATTTGCCAAGGAGCATTCTCTGCTTCTTTCTGTGTTATGTATTGCGGGCTTTTACCGCGTATCTACCTACATAAATGTCTATTTGTGTTAAAAAAATTTGTCTTAATTTTTGAATGGTTTATGTCTAATTGTGATGGCTTTAGCCATCGCACAATATAGTCTTAGGCTGTTAAAAAATTTGAAGTATAAAAACAGTATAGAATAATCTGTCAGTGAAAATGTCCACTTTAGCAATGTCCTCAAATCATGGAACAGAATCCGGAAAAAACGGATATAAAAAAATGTCAGTAATTACTACTATGAGCATGAGTGGAAATGAAATTCCTGAAGCCCTCCTCCAAGTCCTATCAATCCGTAGTAAACCTGGACTCGTTTGTCCGGAGGATATACGCAGTCGGATTGCACAAATCCGTTCGCGTGTAGAGTCGTTTAGGTCAAATGGAATTGTAAGGAAGGTACCCGCTGATGGGTGGACGGAATCATTTCCCTCATCGCATTCACACCATGCGCGAGCACCTGTAAATAATGGAACAAATGCCTTTGGACGTCGGGGTGGTAATAATGGAGGACGTAATGATACGGGATTTTGGAGGGGAAATCAGGCTCAGCAGACATCTCCCCAGACTTCTGCTTGGTCTACAGGTCGTCCTAAATTTACTACTGGGTTTGTTGCTGCTACTGCTCCTGTAGTAGCGGCTGCACCTGTAGTAGCACCTGTAATAACGCATGTAGTAGTACCCGCAGTGACGCCTGCAGTTCCAGTAGGATCCGCACAGACTATGAATCGCTTCAAGCATCTTGATTCTGAAGAAACAGATGATGTAGCCCCTCCTCCTGTGACCAGTGGTTATGTGAAGTTCAAGAGCAAGTTCAAGAAGGATGCTTCAACTGCGAATGAACTAGAAGACCGGCTTCTTGGTCATATTCGTGCTAAAATTAATAAGTTCTCAGCACAGAACTATAAGAAGATCTTGAACTTTCTCCGGCAAAATATGGATTCGGAGGAGAAGGTATTCTTGGAACAGTTTATGGCTCTTATCTTTTCCAAAGCAGCAGAGGAAGATACATTTGTTGCGCTCTATGCTCAACTTCTAGCAGATTTGACTCCCGAGTTTCCTTTTCTTAAGGGTGAAATGCAGAAGTTATTCACAAGTTACCTGGATGTCTTTACAGATGCTAAGGGACAGGAAGACCAGACATCGGCTGAGTACGGAAAGTTTCTGGATGCTAGCAAGAGGAAGACTCATCGCCGCGGTTATAGTCTCTTCATTGCGCAGATTGCTTCAAAGGGTCTAATTACGGAACAAGAACTGCTAGATACTACACTGGCAGTTGCTCGGTCTCTAATTACAAATTCCCTGGATTCTGAGCAGAAGTTGCTTGTGGAGGAGTTGGCAGATTGTTTGACCAATATTATGGGTGTGGCTCATAAATCTCTAAATGCGTTTGAGGAGATTAAGACTGTGATGGCGGAACTCAAGGGATTGACGGCCAAGGAACCGGCTGCTCTTCCCGGACTTTCGTTCAAATCCCGATTTGCTCTGATGGATTGTCTTGGTCTTTAGAAATAATATCAATCTAATTAGTAGAAATGTCTGCTCCTAATACTGCTGCTGCGCCTGCTGCTTCAGTAACGCCTGCTGCTAATAACAAGGGAGGTTTGTTGGGTGGAATAACAAGCCTTTTTGGTGCAAAGCCCGCTAATGCCAAGAATGCTGGTGCTAATGCTGGTGCTAATGCGAAGAACGCTGGTGCCAATGCCAAGAATGCTTCTGCTAATGCTAATGCCAATGCCAAGAACGCTTCTGCTAACGCCAATGCTGCCAATGCCAAGAACGCGGCCGAGCCTCCTGCACTCAAGCCGGCTGAGGTTGCCAAGAGCCTCAACGCACCTGCTGGTGCTGCGGCGCGTACTCGTCGCCGCCAGCGTGGTGGTGCGCGCGGTAAGACCATGCGTCTCCCCGGTACCCGCAATGTCCTCCGTGTTACTGGCAAGACGGTCGGCAAGATTCGCAATGTTGGTGTCTATGGCCTCAAGAAGGTCGGCAACGGTGTTCACATGGTTACTGGCTTAGTCGGTGCTGTCCTCCGCAAGGGCGGAAAGACGCTAAAGAACATCACAAAGAGACGTCAACAGACACGCAAGCAATAAATAATAAAAAAAGAGAAAATACCTTAGTATGATAATAAATTCATTTTTTGTTATTGTATGACATAATATGTCATAAAATGAAAAGAATCTCATAAATTCTAAAAATTTGACGGCGCGGCAGCCACCTGGATAAAAGCAAATCCAAGCAATAGAAAGATGCCCTTTAAGAAAATCAATTCCAAGAAGCCCAAGAAGGCTGCGTCAGCAGATGATGACAGCAGTGTAGATAGCCGGGGTAATATCCGCAATCTCATTGAATATGAGGAGGATGATTCAGATTATTCTCCTAGCGAGGATACTAGCGAATCCGCAGTAGCAAAGCGTGTTCGCAAGAATAAGCGCGCAAAGAGGGGTCTCAAGCCCGAGGGCCTAAAGGAAAAGAAGGCCAAGGAATTGAAGCAGCGTTCTCCTAAGGAACTTAAGAAGAGTAAGAAGCCCGCGGCAAAGAAATCCAAGAAGGTTGTGGAGTCTGAAGAGGAGGAGGAAGAAGAGGAAGAAGAGGAGGATGAAGAGGAGGAAGAAGATGAGGATGAAGAGGATGTAGATATGGAGAACGAAGAAGAAGAAGATGAAGAAGATACAGACATGGATGAAAAGCATGCTAAGGCCACGATTGACTGGCTAGTGCTCGGCGAAGAATCTGATGATCCGCATGAGCCGAAGAAGTACAAGATGAAGAAGGAATCTCCGCAGGTTCGGCGTTTTGTGGAGATTCTACAGAAGCAGAATGAAGGTGAAGAGGAGCACATTGATAATGATATTACCTATTTCAAGACTCTTGCTGGAGATAAGCAGACAACTCTTCTAGCCAAGATGGAATCTCGTCTAGTCAAGACAGAACAGGCAGTTCCGCTCAAGTTTCAGATTCTAGAAAAGGCAACCACTCCCGAAATTCAGGGTGCGGCGATGTCCAAGTTTACTGCTATGACCAATATTGACCCTTCTTCCACCGAGTATTATAAGTGCAATCACTGGATTAATGGTTTTATCCGCATGCCTCTTGGCGTCTACAAGTCTCTTCCTGTAAGCATGGAGGATGGTCCCGAGAAGTGTTCTGCTTTCGTACAAGAGATTCAGAAGTGTATGAACAGTGCTGTTTACGGACAGGATGAGGCTAAACTCCAGATTCTCCAGTTTGTATCCGCTTGGCTAGCAAATCCTAAGGCTGCTGGAAATGTGCTGAGTATCCATGGCCCTGCTGGTGTGGGTAAGACTACACTTGTTAAGGAGGGCATCGCAAAGGCTCTAGGTCGCCCTTTCCATTTCATTACTCTGGGTGGGGCGACTGATGCTTCCTTCTTGGATGGTCACTCATACACATATGAAGGTTCTACATGGGGACGTATCGCAGAGGTTCTCATTCAGAGCCAGTGCATGAATCCGGTTATCTACTTTGATGAGTTGGATAAGGTTTCTGAGACGCCTAAGGGTGAGGAAATTATCAATCTGCTGATTCACTTGACAGATGGAGCACAGAATGACAAGTTCCAAGATAAGTATTTCACGGGCATTGATCTTGATTTGAGTCGTTGCCTCTTCATCTTCAGCCATAATGATCATAATAAGTTGAATCCTATTCTCAAGGACCGTATGTACAACATTCCGGTCAGTGGGTTCAATATGAAGGAGAAGACTGTGATTGCTGAGCAGTATCTCTTGCCCACTGCGCTCAAGGATCTCAATCTCTTTGAGAAGGTATCTATCTCAAATGAGATTGTAAAGTATGTGATTGAGAATCACACTGGAGGCGAACCTGGTGTCCGTGAAATGAAGCGTGCAATTCAGACGATTGTCAGCAAGATTAATCTTCTACGGTTCTACAATGATGAGAAGGCAGTTCCATTCTCCATTAAGAACTTCAAGTTGCCGTTTACCGTGACTAAGGAGCATATTGAGGTTTTCCTCAAGAAGAAGCCTGAAACTGACCCCAGCATTGCGCACCTTTACACGTAATCGCATCCTTTAATAACATAAAAACTGTGATAGGATTCAGATTTCCTATTATAGTTTTTTTACTTCTGCTTTCGCGTGTATTGCTTACGTTGGCGTGTTTGAGTAAAAGGTTGCGGGTCCTCATTAACATTCATCTTTTTAGTATTATTTTTTTTAGTAAGATTCTTCTTATTTTCCAGAATCTTAAGATTAGTTTCAAATCGGTTTATGGAATTTTGTACATCAAGAATATATCCAAGATTGAAGTCGTTCGTATATTTACCATTGCCATTTGCAAACTTTATTAATCGTTCACAATCAGCATTTACCGCATTCTTAACATTCTTCCATTGATTCTTAACATCTTGAGGCTGGTTCTTTAGTCTAAGACTATTAAACGCTCTTTGTCTTGTTCTACAAAAAAGACCCGCCTTGCCTCTAGCAAC